GCGGCGGGCAGCGTTGTTGGCAGCGCGTTTCTTCTTTTGCTTCTCAGTGCCGTGGTACTGTTCGTATTCTTTCTTATACGGACGGGGTTTGTTCACGTAGGGCATTAGTTTCTCCTATCTCTTCCTATTATGTTCGCAACTGGTAACCGGGCAAAACTTACACAGCGGTCCTGTCACTGCGTTCCACACGCCGGTATTATGTGCGGTCTCCAGACGGGTAAGCTCGTTGTCGAACACCGACAAACATTCTTTTTCCTTACCTGCGTCGTAATTCTTCTTGATAAACTCGTTAACGACTACGAAAGCCAGAGCAGACTTAATCCGTTTGACCTGCGGGAAGTGCAGGAACACCGCGCCAGCCAGTAAGTCCAGCTGTTTGGTATCCGCATACCGGGTGTTCTTCCCGGTCTTGTAGTCAGCCAGCCACGCCTTGGCCCCGTTGATGATGAGCAGGTCCGCCACGCCGCGCCACCACACATCTTTGGCGAAGAACCCGCAGGGTTCGTAGCCAGTATCCGTCTTCTTTACACCTAGCTTAATCTCGCAGTGCTTTTCGCCGGGGATGTTGTTGAACGCAGCTACCGTGTCTTCTACGAACTTGAACTTCGCTGGCACCGGGGTGCCGTCACGCACGTATTCCTCAGCAGCTTTGTGGACTTCCTGCCCGTAGATAGAAGCCGTGCCCCCTTCGTCCTGCACATCGCGTGCTACCTTCAAGTGGTAGTATTTCTTCGGGCACTGATCGAAAGTCTTGATGCTGCTATAAGACCACGTAATCATGTCAACCACGCAACCAATAAAAAGAAAGCAATCCAAAAAGCTAAGCCACCCAGAAGCGCTAGGGTACACGTAACAAAGTAAAGCGGCGGTTTAGGTTTTGTGCGCTTGCTCATCACATTTCTTCCAATACAATGCGTACGAAATCATCACCCCAAATCTGGCACATACGGGTACGGCTCATGCCGCGCTCCGCGCTGTATTTTAGCAGCTTGATGCTGTCTTCCCTACCGCTAATCATGCGCTTGCGCTTGTCATCCCAGTCCATCCGGTACGCAGCGGCGTTTATGTTTTTGTCACTTAATTCCACCTGCTCCCGTCTGGAGAAATATTTAATTCCGTTTATGTGCGTATATCTTGTTGGTGCTCTCATATTATTTACCGCCTTTCGGTACATACGCTATCACGTGGTGCTCTTTGCAGTAAGGTTTGTCCGTCTCCGCTTGCGCCCCACAAAAGTAAAACTCCCCCCGCAGCGCGTTGTTCATCGGCCACCGACACATACCATTCTTCAGGTCCGTCATACGGATCAAGCCCGGGGTCTTGGGGTCCACGTCGTCCCACTTGGTTTTCTTTACCTTGACCGGCTTGGTGGACAGGCCGGGGGTGGGGTTGAACCCGGTTGATTTTAGATACTTACCAGCCCGGTTTAGTACGGCGTATATTTGCCGTTGCCGTTCCTTGTCCGTCTTGTCTTTTGTTATCTTAGGTGCGGTAGGTGCAGCCTTAGGTTTTACTTCTCCCTTCGGCCTCCCTGTAATCATACGGGGAGCTATGTCTTCACCCTCTTTCGCTCTAACCCGAAACAGTTTGCCCAGCACGGCGCTGCGGGTTAGACCAAGCTTTTTGCCTATCTCTGCTGCGCTCATACCTTCCCGGGTGCATCGCAGTAGCGCCGCAATCTTTTCTTTGGTCCAAGCTGCGTTAGTCATTTTACTTTTCTTAACTTGTTGGGTTCTTCGACCCCTGCGCTGGGTTTGAACGGCCAGCAGCTACTAGCCTTCGGAACCGCCGCCGGATAACGCTGACCCCACATGGCATCTATATACTCTGCTTCGCTCCTGCCTTCACGCAGTTCAAGCAGGATAGCTCTAGCGTCTTTGTCGTAGTGTGCGCTCATTCTGTTTCCTTTCCTTCGCTGACAGAGATAGGACCGATCTGACATTCACGCAGCACCGCTGCGTACCCTGCGATATCCGTAGCACTATCCTGATGCTTCGGGGTCTGCACCAGACGGGCCATTTTAACCGCGATCATACACATCGCAACCTGTACGGGGGTCACCGGCAAATTAAGGCAGACGCTCCATAGAGTCGCAATACGCTCCATGTTCAGGTGCATGGGTCCGTAGCTCTCGCCACGCTCCTTGATAACCCGCGCTGCTTCTTTCAGCATTTCATGTCCGTGCTTCATTTCACGTTACCCCCCGACTTAAGAATGTCACCGGAGAATACGTAAGTACCCACGTGCTCCAGCTTGATGAATGGGTTGATGTAGATATTGCCGCCGTGCTTACGCACCAGCTCGCAGAAGTGGTAGTCCTCCGACAGCAGCGCACCGCCAGCGTCGATACTGGTAGAAAAGAACGCATGCGTCAGAGGCTTGTAGTACTCCCCCGTCTGCGGGTCTTTGTGGGTCGATACGCGATAGGTGGGCACATGGGGCATAAGGTGTTCAAATACCCCCCGTTTGATTAGCATGAAGCCAGTACCGCCATGCCGGGTTTCGAACAGCCCGTTGTCATCCGTCTCGGCATCAGCCCCGCCGATCATGTTAAAGACAAACGCACCGCCATAGTCCTGCAGGTTGTCCTTGCCTTCTTTCGCGGCCTTGTTGATCTGCTTCCAGTCAACTTCCTTCTTGGGGTACAGCCCGCATACAACGTCTCTGTCTGCAGCAAGAAGGTTTAAGACCGCCGTTTCATCAAACCCAATGTCTGCGTCGATAAACATAAGGTAGTCGTAGCCCTGCTCAAGAAATACACGCGCCAGTTCGTTGCGGGCGCGGGTGATGAGGCTTTCGTTCATGATGTGCGCCCAGAATACAGGCGCACCCAGTTCACGCAGCTTGGCTACCGTACGCAGAACGCCTTGCACGTAGTAACCCGTGCACATACCACCGTACATCGGTGTGGCGATCATCACGCTTGGTCTGGTTGGTTTTTGGTCGGTCATTTCTTTCTCACTACCGCTTGGTATCCAAAGTGAACCGGGAGTAACTGCTCGGCAAAGATATTCGTGAAAGCATCTACAGCCAGCTTGGGCCTGTGCAGAATGTTCTTGGGGTCGCCCCACAGATAGTCGTCGAACACCATAACGCCATCCTTCTTCAGCAGCGGCCACGCCATACACGCATCAGTCAGCACGTCGGGCGCGGTATGCGAAGCGTCGATATAGATGAAGTCGTAGAGCGGTTGGCGGGAGAACTGGGGGTCGCATAGCTTTTCACCCAGCATTATCGTGGACTTCGTCTTGTACTTATACACCCGCTTGTTAGCCGCATCGGGGCCAGCGCTGGAGTGCCGTACGCGATACGAGAAGTCTTTAGTTATTTGCGGCTTTACATTTGCGCCACCAAGCACTTTGTCGATGTTATGGTCGAAGTTCTTTTCTACTTCTCCCATATCCAGAACTTCGTGTTCTTCGCCGCCAGCCCACGTATCGACACAGTCAATGAAGCCACCATCCTGCATCATGTTCTCTACGATCCAGACAGTGCTGCGCCCTTCGAACGAACCGAGTTCTAGGAAAGCCATACGTTCGGGCAGCAGGGGGATCAGCTTCTCCCATAACTCCGGTGCCCAGTGAAACCAGTCTTGGGTGAATTTGTAGTCGGTCATAATTTTCCTAGTTTCTTGTAGGGGGTGTTATTGGTTAGGGATTCTTGGACCCGGGCTAGGGCTTGGTCTTGGGCTTGGGCTAGGGCTTGGTTTTGGTAGGCTTTGGAAAACAAATCCTCCTGCTCAGGTTCTGGGTTCAGCAGTTCCTTCATCATCTCCCTGTGCGTACCGTCCAGCATTATCTTGCTGTAAACAGGTTTTATCGCGTCCTTATCTGCCTGTGACCCGTGCTCTAGGATACTTTCTAGTACCCAACGCCATCTGCCAATAGCCATTTCCTCCGGGTTAGACGCAGCGCGTCTTAGGAACAGGTCTGTTAGTGGGTGTAGTTCTTCAGTAGTCATTTGACGCTCCTTAATTACGGTCTTGTTTGTTACGCGCCTTCATTTCTCCAAATGCTACAGCATCGCGCATCGCCCGAATTATATTAGCGTTACATGATATTTCGTGCA